TCTTGAAAACCGTTGAGCTGCGAGGCTCCGGGGGTTCGAATCCCTCTCTCTCCGCCAGGTGATGAGGATGTTACGACGAGTAACATTCTCATTTTGTTTTAGTTGCGCATCTAACTGTTTGATTGTTTGTCCGTTCAGCGTCCCTTTTTTGCTGAATATGACTACTCCAGGACGGCAAACAACTGATTATCAACAGGCAAATATCCACCTAATAGACATCTTGCGGTAACCTGTTCGTAACCGCAATAGACATTGCGCGTAACCCGACTACAAACGTCTGAAATACGACTACTTCTGACTATACTGCTTTGGCTTTCAGTAAATTATTGATATTTAACTTTGTATCACCAAATAACAGAGAGTATGAAAGCAGACAAAAAAGCAAGCAAGAACACCTTCAGCGTGATTTTCGTCATTCAGAAGGGCAAATGTCGTCCTGATGGCAAAGCACCCATCGTAGCACGCATTACCGTCAACGGGGAGATGGTACACTTTTCGACCAAGATGTACATAGAACCCGAACGATGGCTTCCCCTGGAGTACAAGACTAAGGGACAAACACATGAGGAACAGGTGATCAACAGCACCCTGTTCGATTTTCACGCCACGATCAAACGCAAGTACAATGATATGATTTATCGTGGCGAGGTAATAACGGCAAGTAAGATCAAGAGTTCCATACTCTGCCAGGACGAGCGCAGTATGACACTCATTGCGTTGTGCAATAAATACATTGAGGATTACGAAAAACTTGTACTGACACAGGATTACGGCCAGGAGTCCTTCTTCCGATATAAGGTTTGCCGTAATCGCCTGCAGGAGTTTCTCCGGGATGAGTTCAAGGTAAGTGACCTTCCCTTGCAGGATATCAACAAGCGTTTTTTGGACAAACTATACCTTTGGCTACGCTCGGCACATCGGCTCAACAATAATACTGCAGTAAAGTTTATCCACCGCTTTGCCTCCATATACAAGATGGCAAGAGACAACGGATGGGTTGCAGCAGACCCTTTCAAGCAACAAAAACTACACCTTGACAAGGTGGACCGGGGATACCTCACGATCGAAGAGGTTTCCCGTTTGTACAATAAGGAATTTGAAAGCCTGCGGCTGGAGCAGGTCAGAGACATATTTATATTCAGCTGCTATACAGGATTGGCGTACATTGATGTTTACAACCTCACGGAAGACCAGCTGAATGTATGGGCTGATGGCAATACCTGGATCAGTTTTCATCGACAGAAGACCAAAGTCCCGTTCAACGTGCGACTGCTGGATGTGCCGCTCCAGATTATTGAGAAATACAAACACTTCCGTAAAGGCAAACGTCTGCTCCCCGTACCGTCAAACCAGAAGTGCAACGAGTATCTGAAAGAGATTGCCGAGGTCTGCGGGATCAACAAAAACATAACTTTTCACACAGCCCGTCACACTTTTGCCACAACCATTACCTTGGGAAATGGCGTACCAATCGAAACCGTCTCAAAGATGCTTGGTCATACGAATGTGCGTACGACACAAATCTACGCCCGTATCACCGACCAGAAAATCAACGTAGATATGGAGAGTCTCGCCGCGAAGCTCAACGGAATCTTCACTGCCCCCCTGACACCCTCCAAGGAGTCTGTCCGTCGAGAGCAACATCAGCGTGAGGTACAGAAGTTCGCAGTAGCGGCCGGCCTGGCATAAAACCACTCCTCCATAGAGCCGACAACGGCAACCAGGCACCGACATAAGGTGCCTGGTTTTTCATTGCAATGTCCAGCCCTTGCTTGTGGCGATAGCTTTTTGAGCTTCGGAGAGCTTGGCAAGATTCTTTGTTCCCAGCGTACAGGTTTTATCCGTCACGCCATCGGCTAAAGCATTGAGCAGGGAGAGAAGACTCTCAAGCGTAAGTTTTGGGCAACCGTTAACCCAAATATCTACCGAGATCGTACCGGTAAAGGATACACTCTCCAGGTTTCTGCAGGCGGTGAATGTAGTATCAATCTGCGATTTCACATTACTGAAGTCGAGAGGCTGGACAATTGTCACCAACGAAGAGCAACCGTGAAATAACTCCGATGCGGAGGTTATGGCCGAAGTATCCAATCCATCAATACGGGTCAAAGTTTCGCAGCCATAGAATGCCCACATCATATTGGTGACATTGGCCGTTTCAAGGACTCCGACCTGCGTGAGAGCCGTACATCCGTAACACATCTGATACATAGATGTCAACTGTCGGAAATCCAGGTATGCAGGCAATTTGCTCAATGACGTATTACCCTTAAAAAGTTGGTATCCCGATCGGACGTACTGTATACCACTCGGAATTTGCTTTACCTTGTACGCAAGTTCGTACAAGGTGTCCGTTAGGGTTGCAGAAGCCCCCTGGGCAGCGATATGAAGGGCAAAGAGCGAACGTACTTGTGAAAGGCGTGATATGAGAGGTGTAAAATCAGCCATAAGTTATCCGATGATTTGTGCGAGTGAAGCGGCAAGTTCCGCTATTCCGAGCGAATCCTCCAACTGAACGATCAATGATTCATAAGTTATTGCGTATGCCTGCCCTCCGCGCTCTATTTCCAACAGGTCGGTAGGCGACATTGTGCTGGTTTGCGTAAGATCTCCGATGGTTACGCCGTTTGCTGTTTCTGCCATACAATATATTTATTCAGTGTATTCTTCAAAGCAACACATTTGCAGGTAAGTTACCAACCACCAGCACTTGCCCGCATATATCCCGGGTACGGCAACAAGTTGCAGGATTCCCGCATAACACTTCACTCGTTGCATACTGTCAAATCCGAAATCATTCTGCTTGATCGATGAGAGTATGCCCGACTCAGCATCGTCTACGGCAAGGATGATATCCGGAGAGGAGCGTGTTCTCACAGGTGTGTCATACAATGTCAGCACATTGCCGATATACTCGTTTGAGGTCGGAAGATTGATCCATATTTTATAGTCCTGATATTGCTCGCCAATTGTTTGCAGATTCATATTCCTATCCACGGTGTACTTCCGTGTAGCGGTGTTATAGCGGGTGCCTTCTTCTCGCAATGTTTTGAATGGAATGCGTATATGCCCCGAGAATACACCCGTAGCCATTTCTATATGTCCATCTTCGTAGATTCGGGTCTTAGCCGTACCTGCATTCTGTATACCATCTGCTCCGGCAAAGAGCATCAGTTTACCGTGCTTCTCATCGACCGTTCCCGAAATGGCACTGCCGGCCATACCGGCCACAACCCGGGCATTATTCTCATCCTTTACCCCGACAAACCCTGACAATACCACACCGCTTTGACCATCTATTTCAGTCGTTACATCGCGGAAATTATCGCGCAGATATTCCAGGTCACTCTGTTGTCCTTGCTCTTCGGATGCGGCACGTATCGTTTTGACGATTATAGCGCGAGCCTCATAGTAAGCTGCAATATCCTGGAAATCGGGTTCGATGGTAATATACTCGGGAGTTGACCGGGTATATTTCTCGATAGCCGTTACCGCCAAAATATAGGCATTGACATAGTCGTCCCACGCGGCATCCTTTTTACGGATGATGCGCAGCTGCGAATTTGCAATGCGGCCGGCTGTGGCGGTTACGCGTCTGTACTCTCTGACAAGATAAGTGTCGGCATCGAGAAGCAACTGCTCATACTCGGAACGTATGTCCTGCAAACGCTCTTTTAGAAAGGACTTCTCGACGGGGGACACCACTTCATCGGAGTTTATCTTTGCCAACGTATCACAAGCAGAATCGAGTTCTGCCTGAAGCGCATCAAGGTCTGTACCCTCCTCCGGGCGCAGGGGATCAATGCGTCCGAAACGTAATACTCCCCCTTTGAATGAGATTCCGCAACCACTTGTGCGGTTATATAGTTGCACGTCACCCGTTCGTGAGTCGAACCAGTTATCTCCCAATACGTCGCTTATGTATCCCTGGAGGTAGACGTTCTTCAGATAAGCAGAATAACCGCGCATATCAAGCCCGTGTGCTGCAAGATTCGCCAGATCTCCGAACTGTGCCGCGATGTTCTCCACTCCGATCGTCCAGGTATTCATTCCGACCAGATAGCGGTCATAGGTTCGCGTTGTATAGTGCGAAGCCTGGCGTGAGGTATCGGTAGCATTGCCTATTGCCACGATGTTCATCATCTCTGTTGGATGATACGCAAAACCCTCGCGCAGTTCATATCTCCACTCTCCGAAAGTCTGCTCATCGAGACACTCAACCAGCTGGAAATAGCAGGTTGTAAATCCGGCAAAGGTCCGTATGCCTTTTGAGTCATCGCTGTCCTCCGTAGGCTCCGTGAAGTTCCCCACCGTTGAACTTTTGAAGATGCCCATACAAAGATCATCCCTACGCAACGATGCAACCTCGCCAGGTTCAAGTTTAAGGCTCAAGCGGCAATGGTCCTTGTCTACGGCCAACACGACACCGGCTCCCGGAGCACTCCATTTATCACCCACCGTGGCCTCGACACGGTTATAACGGAATTCAGGCACGTCCAGAAACTCTTCAAGGTGCAAATTGCGCATATAGGCATTGCCTTCGACCGAGAAGTCTCCTTGAATAGATCCTCCCGAACGGTTCAGTTTCTCATCAAGAGCCGACTGTAATCCTTGCACCTGGGCTATGGGATGCGTATGTGCCTTGGGTGCTACCCGTTCCTGCAACTCCTTACCACGGATTTTCATCGAGGCCTCCGCCTGCGGAACATCAACAATGAACTCAAACTCATCGAAATGCTCCATCTGCCCTGCGGCCGAAGCCAACTCCTGTATGCGGATCTCGTTCATAAAATTTTATTTGTTTTTATTCACGCAATTAACTATCTTTGAGAAACTAACCACTACAACTATGAACAAGTTTTGGACTTTTATTGCAGGAGCCTTTTCAGGTATCCTTCTGACGATCGTTGTTCTGTTGATCATTGGTTCTGCCAAAGGCGAATCCTCCATCCCTGGCCTTACCACATTTGAAGAAAGAGGACAGATGATGGAAGCAGAACAATACAGCATCATACAGACATTAAGTGACTCATACGCTTTAGCCATGGAGATCAGCCTTGACAGGTTTAACGACCTTGATATATCCTCCTTGCCTTCCATGCTGACTCCCGTTTTACTTATTGGTGACGAAACCACGCATTTTTATGATGGTCTTGAAGTTAAAGTCACGAACAACAAGCGTTTCTATCAAGTGGGAACTTATAAATACGAAACCAAATCGGAGGATTGGAAAACTGTCCCAGCTGTTATGTTGCTTGAGCAGAAGTAACTGCGACCTATCCTCCTAAAATCGAGGTTTTGAAGTTCTCCTTGCCGAGGACATAGACCAAATCCCGACCCTTGGCAGTCAATTGACCGCCAAGGGTTATTTGTATCTTCTGCGATGCTCCGGAAGCCGGGAGCATAGCCTGCAGTTTCGACAAGGGCGCAATCACTTCAGGGTCTGCCACTGCATTGGGATTATCTCCGACCAGAGCGAGAGTCTTGCCATATGCCAGGCCTCCCGTTGCAAGAGCCGGGACACTATCCTTTGCATTCTTGTTGATGAGAGCCGTCATAATGGCAGCCGCAGCAACCATCGCTGCGCCTACGGCAATCGCGGCCCATGGATTCGCAAGCACAGATTTTAGAGCCGTTTTGAACGCAATAATCATCACTCCGAACTCGATAAGCTGCGCACCGATATTACGCAGAAACGAGGCAAACTGCGTAAGTATGGCTTTGAGCAGACCTCCGAATCCGAGATCTCCGGCAATGATTTGCCCCAATGCCTCGGCTGCGGCCACAATGCTGTCTGCAAGAAATGCGGATACCTGCTCATCGAAGCGTTGCATTGTTGTCGCCACGGTCTGTGAAACGTGTTCCAGAGCAACGGAAAAAGCCACTCCTTTGTTTGTCAGCGTCTGTGTATAGTTCCCCACCATCGCCACCGTGTCGGCAACATTCTTCTGCAGTAGCGTGTTGTTATCCGAGGCCCACCCATAGATGCCTTCACGCACCGAAGCCCATATCGCCCTCAGCCGACGTGAGTATTCCGATGCTGCTATCTTTATATCATCGATCTTCAACTTCGGTCGGGGAAACGAAATCTCCATCTGCGGAGTTACAACAGCAGTATTCTTCCCGATTGGGGCAAGATCCGCCGGTGTTATATTTTGTAGCTGTTGCAACTCCCTGCGCAAGCGCTCAATCTCCACATTGCAGGCGGCAATATCCTCAATGGAACTCTCCGGCAACAACTTTTTCTTTTCAAGTTCTTCGATCTGCTTTTGCAGACGTCCGATCAACCCCAAAGAGGTTTCACCATGCCCGGTAGCCTGTTGCATCTTCTTCATCAGAGCTTCACTCTGTTGCTCGGCTACGGCCATCATGCGATTCATCTCCTCCTGTTGCTTCTGCTCCTGAGCCTGCATTTCTTTTTTGCGTTCTATGGCCTTTGTAAGCAGTTCATACTCCTTACGAAGTGGAGCCATCTGTTCAGGATCAGCAATCTTCTGAATGGTAAAACCCGCAATGATACCATTGGGAACAATCCGTTTTTTTGTCGTGGCAGCCGCAATCTCTTTTTGCTTTTTCAGGTTCTCCTGCAATTTCCGCTCAAGGGTGGCCAGATCATCGGCATTGGCCAACTCATCGACCATTTTTTGTTTCTGTACCTTGGCATAGGCAAAGGCGGCCCCGAGAGCCAGCAGTGCTGAAACAATCAGACCTACAGGAGAGAGCAATGCCGTAAATCCGGCCGCCAGCATAGGGATGATCTTGATAACGCCTCCAATGCCAAGCGTAAGCGGTCCAATGGCTGCCACGACACCGGCAATCGCAACAACGACTCTCTTTATTTCCGGAGAAAGCGTCTGAAGCCAGGATACGATACCAGAGAGTGCCTTCGTGACCTTTGTGGCCAAAGGCATCATTGCAAAGCCGATCTGCTCAAGAAAATCGCCCCATGCATTCTGGAGTTGGCGCATGACACCTAACCCAACCGAGGCCGCGCCCTCGGCAAAACCTTTGTAGTTCTTCAAAATAAAATCTACGGCCTCTCCATTTTTAAGTTGCTCTGCCGTCAGCTCCTTGAGTTTGGGAATGCTTTCGCCCAACTCACCCGTGAGTCCTCCGTAGGTCTTGGCAAGATTCTTTACTGCCGAGTCGAGCGTCATTCCGGTTGCGGCTGACAATTGCGCTGAGGCTTCGATGACTCGGCCAATCTGCTCCTCGGTCATACCCAGCGATGCAAGATAAGCCTGCTGACCGATGATAACCTCATCACCCAGCACTGAGCGTGATTGCAGTTCTCCGGCTTGAGCAATAAGCCTTTGTTGTACATCACTGCGGCCGCGCAAAGCTGTCAACAACCGTTTCTCGGCCTGTTGTTGGGTGTCGGCATTCTTCAACGCCACAACCCCCAGGGCTGTCAACGGAGCGGTGAGTGCAACCGAAAGCGTCTTGCCTACCGAGGAGAGTTTCTTCTGAAGAGACTCCATACTACGCTCCACCTGCCGGGCTTTCTGTTGAAACTCATAGGAATCCGCTCCAATCTTTATCAGAAGATCGGCAATACGTCGGCTCATATGCTCTACGGTTTGTGGGTCTTATATAGTTGCCAACCCTGCTCCACATCGGCCAGAATGGCCGCACGGCCATTCTCAACTCGGGAGATAGCCGCCACGATACGCACCATCAGATCGTGATCGGACATATCCACATTGGACTCGGCCGGTAGCCCCGCACTCTCCGCCACGACCCGGATATAGCCCTCGGTGTAGTTCTCAACGGGAGGTGCATAGCGGGAAATAATCTCGCGAATAGTACGTACTCCACGTCGGCAATAGGAATCCAGCAGTACAAAGAGAGCCCGATACCCCCATGCCATCGATTCAAACTGTTTGAATGCCGGGTCTTTCGATGGCTGCACTTCACCCAGGTAGCGGGTGGGTGATTTGCGGATATTACCCGGGTTGCAGTTTCGCAAGCCTCGCGGTAGTTTTCTCTGTACCATAATGTTATTGCTTGTTTTGTTTGCGGGATCTGTCCAATTCGGCTCGTTTGACCAGCACGGGGCATTGCTCCGGAGGGGTCGTGCATTTATAGGCCTGGCGGATAACCAGACGATTGCGTTCCAGTTCCACATCCTTATGCTCGATAATGATCTCGAGTTTATCCACCTTTTCTTCAAGTTTCTCCACGCGGCCATCGAGCCGTGTAATCTGCTCCGATTGAATAGCCACAACCTTCTCTGTATTCTCCAGTTCCGCGAGATCGGCCTCGGCCATCTCCTTTCGTTTCTTTGACCTGAAAAAGAGAAGCGTCCCGACAAGACCACTTGCCAGCACGAAATTCAAAACAATGCTTACTATCTCCATAAAAGTTCAAATTAGTTTGGCGACACATATTTGTAGATTGCTCTTTCCCGGACTATATAGAGATCTCCATAGATGTAGAACAGCCCCAGGACGCTCTCCCCGGAGGCTTCCGTATTGCCTATGTATTGATGTGCATAGGTATGCAGATCGCAGATTGTTGGCGAGTCTCCAGCAAAGGCAATCTCCGCCAACGTGTGGTCACAACAAGTCGCGACATCACCGATACGCGCAATGAAGATATGATCGGTAATCGAAGTGCGCCGGTACAGGTTAAGCGAACCGTTCTCGTTGATGAGCATATATTTGTCCGAAATGGATACGATGTGTTTGCCGGCCCCGATCTTGGTAAACCCTGAAATCTGGTGATAACGGCTATCATTGAACCCCGCCTCACGCGAAGTGCAGATGGTGAGGCAACCGTTCGTATAATCGACATACACAAGATCTCCATAGAACTGGACATAGTTCAGTCCTCTATGGTACACAGATTCCTCTCCGGCAGAACGCAGTTCCGGTTGCTGGAAGTAGAGGTAATAACTTCGGGAACCATCAACGCGATTGATGGTATAACCCTGCACTAACAACGAAAAATAGCCGCTTCGATAGGTAGCCCAACCCTGGTACGTCTCCGGATAGATACTCATCACCTGTTGCACCGTACCACGATGGTCGCAATAGTAGAAGGTCTTGTTCTCCTCCCGCACAAAGCCCTCTTCAGCCGGGAAAATCTCAAAAGGATGCGAAGATCGATAGATTTCCCGCAAGGATCGCGAAATGACATCAAAGACGAAAAGCCGTCTGTCTGCACTCTGCACAAGCAGGAAATTCAGGCAACGGATGATCCTCTTCACCGTAAAAGGCATTTCGACAATCTTGATACAGTCATCACCTTCAGAGGGTTGGTCGCTCTCGATCAGGCCCGGCATCTCCGTAAGTTCGCAGTTACTCATATCTTCAACTGCCGATAATTCAATGGAATTTACCGAATAGGCCGCCTTCAGATATTTGTCATCGCATAATACGGTATTCATATCAAGATGTGCCGAGGTAAAGACATCACCGGCGAGTCGCTTGCTCGGCAGTTGTTTGTAGCGTAACGCGCCCTGAACAATATGGCCGACAAGCGTATCGTAGTCGTTCCGACCCTTCGTATGCCACAAGCGTGTAGGGTTACCGTCAGCATCAATAAAATAGAGCGCATAAAGCAAATGATCATTCGGTACATCCGGGATGTCGCTTACCGGGAGCGTGATATTCATCTCCACATTGTTGGCCGGATTTATAAGACTCTCCAGATGCAAGCCTTTATCATAGACCTCTCCGGCATCAATCGTTATATTCATTGCCGAGAAGGTGGCATTCTCCATATGTCCCGAGGTAGAGCCGATACGATCGCTATCCGAGTAGTTGATCTTTCCGATGAGTGTTTGTCGGAAGTAGAACTGCCAGGTGCCGTCCTTGGGAATTCCGGCAATTTCGATTTTGATGTTCTGTTCGGCTCCGGTTTTAACCTCAGACACGATATCTGTTTCTGCACTTGACCAGGCTCCCGATTCCGTAAGATAATAGATTGCGCCAGCGGCTACAAGGCGCACACCATAGTGTACGCTTACGGAATAGTTCTCCGAGGGCGGTGAGTAAATACCCCAGCTCCATTGGCGATGATAGGTCTTGATGGAGAACTCCCATGCTATAGGATAATTGCACTGCCTGACCTCCCGTCCTGCCGTATAGATACTCTCGCCCTGGTGGGCATCATCTCCGCAGAAACACAAACTGTCACCGCTTTCGGTGAAGTCCAAGAATCCATAAGGATCATTCCACATCTCCTTATCGAAGAACCCCAGGCGGCCGGCAATGTTGTCGAGCGATTTGTTTTTGACATCGACCGTGATTCTGCGCAATGCAGGGACAATATCAAGCGTGCTCTCACCCATAACATAGATGCCGCGACTCCACATATTTTCCATGATATCACGCCCCGCGGAGGTAACTACGGCAACACTCGGCTCGGCGACAAGACTCGTTGCCTCGTTGTCTGTGGCAATGATACCCTGAGGCAGTTCAGAGCCGATCTCAAAGAATGTGACGGGCCGGGAGGTTTGGTACAACGATATGGCCCGGCGAATGTGTAACGCACCACTCGACTGGAAAATTTGTCCGGCAAATGGCAAAAGACAGAGTTCCAGAATATCGCGGTAGGTCGGCTTCTCATAGACATAGTAGAGTCTTTCCAGGTCGATGTAGGTCTGCGTGAGCGGGGAAAGGCTTTCGTTCATACCATCGGCATAAAGATCGAGCCAATCCGAGATTGGCATATCCAACTCCATCAGCTCCAGGCTACGAGACATCAACTCAAACAACGATTTCCGACCCGATACACCGATCGTCATCAGATCGTAGAAGAGATAACTTGACAGGAGATTGAAACCATCGACTGCCTTGATCGTAACCGTATAGGGAGGGGCTGTGAAACTCTCCGAATAGAGATCGGCAGTGACGAAGCCTCGCCAATAGAGTGCGCCACCACGATAGACCGATACACGAAATTGTCGCGGATCGGAAGTAAACAATGAGAGATAGTGAAAATTCTGTGTGCAGAGAATATTGATACTTGTCTCCGAAGCCTTGATCGGGGCATAGAACTCATCTCCCCGTTTCTCCCAAGTGATCTTCAGCGGATCATCTCCATCGAATGTCATCTCCTCAGCAGATGCCGTATAGCCGCGCTCGGCAATCTCTACGCGCCACAACACCCCGAAATGCTTGCTTCGCATCTCGGCATAGTATTTCAAGCCAAAGTCTGCCATACATCTCCGTTTGGAGGTAAAAGTAGCTGTTCATGGCCTACTGACAGACGAACACTGTTCACCTATAAAAAAACCGAGACCTGTTGCCAGTCTCGGTTGCGGGAGGGAACAACAAATATCACCCTATCCGTACCCAGGAGTCTGCTTCGGGAATGACAGCCAGCCCGCCCCATGTCCCGTGCAGTTGTCCGAGGGAATCGATCATCTCAACTACTCCCTCACGACCATCATAGCGGTCGTCCTCACCTTCAAGATGGATGATCCGGATGCGGTCACCAATCTTAATGTTTTCGCTCTTTGCCATATGTTATTGGTTTCTGTCTTCACATTTCCATAGCTCCGCAAGCGCAGCGCGAATCTCATCATTAATCCTTTTGTTGGCCGCAAGAAGTTCATCATAACGTCTTGTGCAACTTTGCATCCTGGCACGCAGGGAGGTCATCTCCTCACGATTCCTTTCGAACTCGGCCTCAAGGTGATCGATCTTGTGATGTATATACGTTACCATCTCTAAATGCATTTTACTTCCAGCGACCTATACTGTTATCGAATATGTCACAGATCTGCTTCAAAGCCGTACGCTCTTCTTCATAAAGACAGCACACGAAATCATCGTTACTATAATAGCAACCATCGTCTTCCGGCTCATCGAAACAACGCTCATTAGCTACCCCGAGTATCGCCTCCATTGCTTGTAACTGATGCGGAGTTATTCCACTGATTGTATAAGTGCCGGATTTGGTAATCGTAATTTTCATAACTCACTATGCTTTAATCATTTGATGTACCACAAACATAACATCACCTTTTGAGACACGCAAGTTAATACGCTACTTATTCCCCTTATTGGCAATCATTTACAGATTATAGGCAAAGTTATCGGACTTTTCCAATCTCTCAATTTCCCGGATAGTTGATATGATGTGATAGAAGACCTGCGGGACAATGGCATTGCCGTAGCATTTGATCGCCTGCGTGCGCCAACGCACGGCTACATCTCCTCGATGCTTGCGTTCAGTGCAACCTTTAAAAACGGCCGCAGGATCCAACCATTCGGAAAGCCCATCATCTCCTCTACATACAGGGGATTGAGTCGGGAAATTGTCCCAGTCTGGTATGGTGTGTAACATTTGATATGAGTTGTCGAGTCGCCATTGTTCCCGAGCATATGACAATTCGCTGTTTCCTGTTCCCGAGGGGCTGGAAGTAAATTCATTGCACTCAATCGACCCAAACTTACACCTCCTTCTGTCCCTCGGCCGCTGATTTTCCTCAGAAGTCCCGACGCATTGACTATGTAGCGGTCGTTTACTCCTATTATGCTGCCCATTGTTGCATCGCTTGCCGTCGGTGTCGGCAACATTCCCCGTAGATACGCCCCTGCAAGATTGTTGCGCCTGATTTGTGAAGGCGGCATCGATGAGTTCTGTGCATCGCACGTTGTCGGAGTTGGCAATAATACTTTGCGAGACCCCGGTTTGGTGAGATCCTCTATCTCCTTCCCGTTTTGTATTGCTACAGAGGTGTGCAACAAACCAGGTTCGGTATCGTTGATGCGGTGCGTCGACACCGCAAGCTGGAAGTATATACGGTTGTACTTCGTAGCCTTCAATTTCCAAATCAGCACACACCTGCTCGAATACCAGTCCTTGCGACCAATTAACAATTCCGAGAACATTCTCGCCCACGACCCAGCCGGGACGTATCTCATGTATTGCTCTAAGCATTTGCGGCCAGAGATATCGGTTATCTTCCGTCCCTTTTCTCTTGCCTGCAATGCTGAATGGCTGGCAAGGGAAACCTCCGGTGAGGACATCGATGCGTCCTCTCCAAGGAATAAAGTCTGTATTTCTGATATCAACATATTGTATGGCATTGGGGTAATGGTAGTGAAGTACCGCACGGCAGAATGGATCAATCTCACAATTGAATAGATTCTCAAAGCCTGCCCAATCGGCAGCGACTTCAAAGCCACCTATACCACTGAAGAGTGATGCATGAGTCATCTTTGTGGCCATAGTGTCAATAGTTTGTTGTTATCCACTCCTCCTGACGGCGACGCGAGACTTTCGATGCAGTAATGGTTCGCTCGATACGGTGGATATGCCAACCGCATTCCCGGACATACTGCTCAATGAGCCGATGAGGGAACATCGTTAGCATAAACTTTCCCTTGACCTTTGCAAGCGTATCGAGCAAATGTTGAAAATCCTCCTCGTTGAACGTGCCATTGTAATGCCCGCAATCACTTCCCACATAGGGAGGATCGACAAAATGGAATGCCCGATCGCAATCATAACGGCGGATAAGATTCGTGCCATCCTCGCATTCAACGGTCACATTCTCCAGGCGCGAACACAACTCCTCGGTAAAGGCATCTTTGGCATTGCGCAATTTCTGTGAGGTCGTGCCGGTTCGGTCGTATCCGAATGTACCGTCAAGCATGCTTGCAAAACCCAACTTCGAACATACCCATACGGCCCAGGCCCGCTCCACGGGCGTGAAGAACATCGGATGTTGATTGATGTGTTTGGCGTGTGCATGGATTTCGCGGCTATGAAGCGTAGAATCGATCATCTCCTTCAGTGCCGCATACTTCTGTTGCGCCACACGGTAAAAATTCACCAACTCGGTGTTGGTGTCATTGATCACCTCACAGTCTGCCGGAGACTTGGCAAAGAGCACGGCACATCCGCCACAAAAGGCCTCGGTATATAACGAGTGGTCGGGAATAAGCGGCAGAATATGCTTCAGGAGAGTCTGCTTCCCTCCATAGTAAGATATGGGAGTCTTCATCTAAAACTTCAATTTCAGGATTAACAGCAACAGCAACAACGCCACAAGTGAAACTGCAAGCCACTTGAGCCAAAGCATCCCTGCAGTGTTGGGGCTCTCATCGACTTGCGACTGCTCCTCGCTGCGCGCTGCTGTATTAATACGGCTTCGCGAAATGCTGTCCGTATGAGTCGTTCGATCAAGAGCAGTTTCAATCTTGGTGTGAATAATGCGCTTCGGGGTCGGATGCGACACCGACACTTCGGACATCAGGTCTTTGGCAACAAGCGTATCGGTGGGCGGCAACTGCGGTCGTGGAAAGTCCGAATACTCGATGATCGTCTGATGGAGCGTTGCCGTCATATGTTCCATCTGCTCATGGATAAGACGCACAAGAGTCGAGTCCGAGATTTCCATTGCTGTATGCTGGTGCGTTTGCACATTACGTAGGGGCGAACACCCGGACATTAGAACAATCGCAAGAATAAGGATTATTTTTTCACACATTGCATCATCTGCTTTACTCGTTTCTGCCGCTCTTCAAGAGTCATCATATTGTTGGAGGGAACATTATCCCATGGCATCGGGAACATCTCCACCATCGGTTTCCGGTCTTTGCGCTCCAGCTGGATACTCGTCAGTACCCACACCGACCACCGCTCTCGCTCCCAGTCCTGACGCTCGCGATCGCGTTCCCGTTTGGCCCAGCCCAACCAGGCATATGAAAACTCAGCCGGTGTCAAGGATTCGAATACATCGGGATGCAGTCCCATTTGTCCGACTCCTATGGCGTACCATCGCTCATAGGTCGCAGGATGGGACTCTTCACCTCTTCACTGTTCCGCCGGGAGAATATCTCCCAATCGGTCGGTCAAGGGGGTTATGCTCTCCGCAAAGAGCTCATAGAGTCTCGGGATGAGCGCGGGTTCATCATCCAGCATATCCCAAACCTCATCTTCCGTATATCGCGTGGTGAGTCCAGAACGGCGTGCGCCCTCGTTCAAGGCCTCCATTGTAAGCGAAGCCAGATGATCGAGCAAGGCAAACCCCATATTGTTTCCGCCCTCCATTGCGGACTGGAACTCCATACTATGTTTGCGAGCGAAATTGTTAATCACCCGCAACGAGAAATTGACAGGTGTTGCAACACCTTTGATAAGGATCTCTTTCATTCCTGTTCGTTATTGGTGGCCGGGGTCAGATCCCCGCTGCCCGAGAGTGAGAAGTTGTAGGTCGAATTGTCCCCGGCGGGGGTTGAGAGAGAAAAAGAGGTGATATATCCCTCTCCCGAGTAGGTCTTCGTCAGGCCCGATACAGGCGATTTGAGCACGACCTTGACGAGTTTCTTGGCGAGCACCAGCGCAAGGACATCCTCCGATGTGTGCGATGTAGCGATTGTAGGGTCGATGACCACCAACCCATCCCCGTCTACTGACCAGGTGATGTCGCCAGGGTACTTTTCCTTACCCTTGGTATCCTTGGTACGGAGATCTTTGAGTTCAAGATCGACTTTCAACGAATGAGTTGTGGCGTGCAGCGTAGGCTTATCGTCAATGAGGATAATGATATCCTCTCCCTGTACTACCCGTTTGGATGTAAATTCCGGCATAATTCTATTGTTTTTATTGGTTTATACAATTCTGAAAAGGAGCGTTACACTGTGTAAATCGCAGTCGGGGAAATACTCCGTACTGCTGGACTTATAGCGACAATATTTGCCATCTATCTTCGTGCCTTCCAGTGCTGCAATGGCACGATGTCGCAACTGCTCAACCGAAGCGTAACGATTGTCGTAGAAGGTAATTTCAAATGTAGTTACATAACCCGCAATCCCCGATAGCGTACGCACGGGTGTCTCCTCCGGCACGGTATAGACGGCAAAGGGCGTGGCTGTACGTTCATCCACCGCTCCAGCCTGGATGCGTTGTTCCATCTCCGGCAGAGCCGTCTCCAACAAGTGGAGTATTTCGATTTTGAAATCCGTCATTTGACAACCCGTTTGAAGTTCTTATTGATAAACTTCTCGACTGCCCGTGCGAGGTTATCGCCAAACGAAACAATCAGACGTTGTGAGTTCGCCGTATAGGCCTGCTCCAGGTAAGGTGTGGGCTTGATGCCTTTCACACTTCGGACAAAGACCTTCTCACCCTGCTCGTTAGTGAAGACCAGCAGATGCTTCCCTTTCTTGCGGGGTATGCGGGGATCTGCAGTTCCTTCGTGGATGAATTTGCCGTAGTACTGATTTACCGCACCCTTCTTTTTTGTGCGCTCAAATACTGGTTTTACGGCAATATCTACTTCTGACTTGGGGGCTGTTCTGTCCTTGAAACGTACGATGCGTAGTTGCTTGCGCAACCTGCCGCTACGCACTGGAACTCTGTTTTTGGCCGTCTGAAGCATCGGTCGTGCAGAGGTTCGCAAAGCCGCCAACAACATGCTTTTCTGCATCGTATTGGGCAGTTCGTCCAGAATACGTTTGGCTTCGGCATAACCCTCGACCTTAACTTTCAGCATCACTCTTCGTTGTTTTCAGATGCAACCGCCAACGACGACCCTCCGCGTGTATGGATGTTATCCGATGTTGTGCTCCTCCATCGTTTACAATCATACCCGCACGCAGTCCCTCCCGATAACGAATGGTGTAGACCACCTCGTTCTCATGCACTATACGGCCGGCATAAAGGTTCTCACGGCCTCCGGATTCTGTCCTCTGTGCATAGCATACGGCGACACGCATCAGCTCCTGAGTGCGATCGTTGTATTCATCGCGCATCTGACGATATTCCAGGATTTCAATGCGCGTATCAAACATCTTTATCCGAGGAATAAGGGTGTACACGCCAGGGTTGCAACAGTTTCTCGGCCGTAAGCGGCAACGTGGTTGCAGAACGTCCTACCAGCACATCGCTCTCATTATCGAAAAGAGTTCCCAATGTCAGAAGAACGGCCGCTCGGATGGAAGCAGGGAGACTTTCAGCAGAAAACTCCTGCGTGAGTTTCCGATTCGTATAATCCTCGGCTATGGCGAAAGCCATCTCCAGATACTCCTCGACAAGCCGATCCATCGACTCATCGTCTCCGATGCGCAGGTGCGCCTTGGCAAGTTCCAATGACACGGGAACTGACATAACTCCGCTGATTAGGCCGTAGCGTGAATAAGTTTTTTGACAGGATGTGTACCCGCATCGAGTAAGGTGCCGTCTACGCGGGCAAACCCAAACAGCCCGATGGAGAGGTATTCCGCCAGCAACTCATTCAGCCGCACAACCTTGAAGTTCTGCACCATACGAATCTTGTACTTCGAAAAGTCTCCGAAGAGTACCGAGGCGGCACCTGCTCCGATGTCGGCCACATCATCGTTCAGGATGTAACTCTTGCCGAACAGCATGGCCGGTGTTCCTTCCCTGGCTCCTTCCTGCCAGATGTAGTTGCCGTTGTTATCCTTGACTTTTGCGAGTTCCCACAGAGTATTGCGGTTGAGCATGAATTTCCCTTTTTGCGCATATGCCGCATCCACCGACCGAATAAGGTCGATAAGGTTGTCGAGCGTGATGGAGGTTGCGGCGGCTTTTGTTGTACACTCCGTGGCGGCCGTGACGATTCCCTTGGGTTGCGATGAGCCGGACCCGGTGGTCAGATGCTCGTTGATACCACGCCCGAATGACTCGGCAAGAAGACCGCTGAGAAGCGAGTCCAGATCAAAGGCGGAGTCTTGCAGCAACTCCAACGATACCGGGATGATTGGCGTGCGGTAGGTGTGAGCCTTCAAGAGTACCGAACCAAAGGAGGGCGCACGTTTCGTAGACTGCTGGTACTCGGCAACGATGGTCGCCTTGGCAGACGTGTCATCAATGGTCGGCAGGGTCAGGTCATCACCCTTGGAGGTCGTGAAGATCTGGCCGGCTTCGAACATACCTCCATAGCTTTTCAGGGCAACCTCAATGGAAGAGGCCAGGCTCCGGGGAATAATGACACCGCCCGAGAGTCCGGAGATCCCGGCTCGAGCTTCAATGGCAGTACGACTCTCTGCCGAGATACCCGTCACACCGTGCAACAGGTAGTCAGTGAAAGCCGACCGATACTCTGCCTCTTTCTGATCATTGGTTGTACCCTGGACACGATGATGGTGTGCTTCGACCTGCCTGCGTTCGATATCGACGAACCGCTCTTCCGTCTCGACAGCCTGGTCCGCACGATCATAGTCCGCAATAAGGGCATCCCACCTCTGACGCTCCTCTGCGTTCATCTCCCGGCCATCGGTTGCCTTGCGCAACTCATCAATCTGCGAAAAGATTGTGGCGCGCTGTTCCTTGAGTTGTTTGAGTTTTCCCATATTTCAGTTTTTGAGTTTAAGTTGCATGGTCAGCCGTTCGCGGCTTACAGAATCGTACTTCGCGGAGGACGCACAACGTTGCCATTGGGCCTTACGCTCCTCAAGGTGACGAAGACTCGCCTCCGTATCGGGATAGGCCGGATAGACTACAAGCGATACATCGTAAAGTTTGGAGATATGGCGCACTGTCCGTTCATCATATTCCAGCCCATTCTCCTTGTCTGCGTATCGCCACTCATCCGCATCGACCGTAAATTTGAAGGAGCATCTGGCAATGTCACCACGTTGCACCAACTCCACCATATCATTGCCCAGAGAGGTGTTGGGAGCTTCAAACGAGAACCGCAGGCCTACCTCATCCGTAGAGAGGGTGAGTGTACCGCTGGAGGTGCGAGCCAGGATACTCTCTGCATTGTGATTGTAACACATCACCACATCGCTGATATCACACCCCGAAAAGGCCTCACGTGCTATACGCTCTCGGAACCACCCCATAATCGGCTCACTCCAGCACTCAAACTTGACGGCATAGCCGACAATCGTTCGGCCGGCAGCCGGTTCACTGCGTTGCTCGATGCGCACATCAGAGAGTGCACAACGCACCTCCACAGGCTCATTCGGCCTTATTTCCTTTATCTGTGTCATTATCGGTATCTGTTTTTCCTTGATTCTGCTCTCCGGAGGATAATGCCAATGCCGTGCGCACCGGCTGCATATTCGCCTGCACAAAGTACTCATCACCTCCATCGTAGGTATTCATATCTTCAAGCGAGCGGATCTCATTGGCAGACATCGCACCCACCATATTCATGTTTTTGTAGAACTCCGACCGTGTTTTGGCATCTCCCCGCAACAGACCGTTCAAGCCAAAGAGGAAATAAAACGACCCGGCTTCATCTTCGCGCAACAACTTGCGGTTGAACTCCTCCTCCAGACGTACAAGATAGGGCATCAGGCAGTATTGGACGAATTCCATTCCCTGATGCTCGATGTTGTTGTTCGTAGCGCGCTCCAGATCGGCAATCATATGCGGTGGCACTCCATAGATGGTAGCGATCTCTGTCTTCTGAAACTTGCGCGTAGCAATGAACTGCGCATCTTCGGGTGGAATGGAGATCCGCTCATAGGTCATACCTCCCTCCAGGAGCAACGGGACATGCGAATTGTGCAGTCCCGAGCTTTGGGCTATGAGGTCACGCTTGAGTCGCTGGTATGCTTCCGGTTTCAAGGTCGAAGGGTACTTGAACACGCCCGACATATTGCCTCCCTGATTGAAGAAGCGTTCACCGTACTCCTGCGCTGCCTGCGAAAGATAGAGGTTGTCACGATGTACGGCAATGGGGCTCTTACCTTTATAGCCGTTGGTCGAGAGTCCCCGCAGGTGGATAACATCATCCGAAGAGAGCATTTCTCCCGAAGAAGTGCGGTAATAAAGCACATCATCGGCACTCAGAAGAGGCTCGATCTCGGCCGGGTGCTGTAGTTGCAGGCGCACGGGACGGTAGAATTTATCGCGATAGATGCGAGCATACCCATTGCCCCACAATGTACACGACACCATCAGATGGTGCATCAATGCGAAACGACCGGTATACGAATTGGGACGCTGAAGCAGAAGATGAGCGGGATGTGAATACGCCTTCTCGCGACCTTGTGACGTACGTTGGTAGAGATGAACGGGCAATGTTCCCACGGTTTCGGAAAGGATGCGCACACAAGCCCACACGGCCGAAAGATTGAGCGAGCCCTCCTCGGATATGTAACGTTGCGCCGTATTGTCGGAAACGGTGTCGGAGAGGAGAGCCGCATTGACCGCCTGTTCAAACTCTGAAGACGATACGCGGCTCTCCCTCCGGCTCCTGGCGGAGCGCGTGCGAGAGAAGAGATATGAAAGCCAGCTTGACACCGTTATTTGCATCTATGTACGATGCAAACATAAAGCGACTACTGGTTTTAACAGATGAACAATGTTCAGTTATAAGAATTCCTTGCGCCGCCGACGGCTGATTGCCAGGTGCAACGAACGGATATCGGCATAGCGGCGTGAGCCGAAGATGTTTTGATAGTACTCTTCCAAACGTTCATACGCCTCGACCTGCGTTGGATAGAGATCACACATTCGGCGATAATACCGGATAAAACCATCGGTAGAAAGCAGTTCTCGGTGTTCCAATGAGAGAGGAGCAAGACTTTCAAGCCGTTGCTCCATATCGGCCCGCAGAGCCAGCTGGTGTGCTGTGTTTCTCCTTCGACGACTCATAGTTGCAACAACCCGCGTTGATTATAGGGATTTTCGTCTTCGGAAGCCTGAGCTGTCATCCATTCCCCCAAAGCCATAATCGAAGCTACGATACCATCGATCTTCTGCGTTGACTTGGCCTTGTCGGGTTTGATATTGCCGGCCGGATCGGTCATCACTACGGTCGAAGCGAGCATCCATCGCAACACCGGATTGCCGAAATGTTCGATCTTCCCCGTGAGAACCATCTTCTCAAACTCTTTTGTGGGAGCGGACATTGAGCCGTAACCCTGCCCGAACGGGTTACACACCATACCTTCGTTCTGCAGATCGATAATTGTCTGCGAGGAGTTCCATCGGTCATACGCTGAAGCCTGCAAATCGTAGTCCGCAACAATACGCAGGATATCCGCCTTGACAAAATCGTAGTCGATGACATTCCCCGGTGTAACAGTAACGTATCCCTCGGCCACCCATCGCTCATAGTTGATGTTCTCCTTGCGGATCTTCTCCTGCATCTTCTCCTCCGGAATCCAAAAGTATGGCAACAGTTGGAAGTGGTCGTTTTCGTGAAACAACAGAACGTAAGCCGTAATGTCCGAGACGTTCGAGAGATCGAGGCCTCCCCAGCAGGCACAGCCCTTCAACTCCTCGCGAGGAGTCGTGCCGATGCATTCCATCCACTTCTCGTCCAGAATCCATGTCCGCTCGGCATCTACCCACAGGTTGAAGTTCTTGGTCAGCACATTGCGTACGGCTTCGGGGCGATTCTTCGCATCCTTGACCTGATCGGCAAGGTAGTCTGAAGAGAGCGACACCCCGAGATTGGGATTGGACTTGCTCCACATCTTCGGGTCGTCCCACTCCTCTTTTGAGTCCTGGGTATAGATGATACCAAAGAGCGAGTCGTCCTCGTTCACTCCACGCAACACCTTGATGACATTATCCCGATAGGCATAGCAAGCCCCCGCTTTGTTGAAACCTGCCGTGGTAATGATAAACATCAACGGCTGGCGGCGAGCTCCAAAAGCAGACTTGAGGACATCGAACATTCCCGAATCCTTATGTGCATGGAACTCATCGATAATGGCACAACTCGGATTCAAGCCATCGTGCGTGCCGTAATCCGAAGAGAGCGGTTTCATCGTGCCTCCTTTCAGGTCGTAAACGATCGAGTTGCGAAAAGGTGTGAGGTAGTTCTTCAAATCGGTAGCCTTGACAATAGCCACGGCATCCGAGAAGCAGATCTTCGCCTGGTCTTTGATCGTTGCAGCGGAATAGACCTCCGGACGCGACTCCCCATCGGCAAAGAGCATATAGAGGGCGATGCCGGCCGCAAGAGCGGTCTTGCCGTTCTTGCGGGCAATCTCAATGTAGGTGTAACGGAAACGACGTGTCCTATCGGCATGTTTCCAGCCAAAAATATTCCACACCACAAATTGTTGCCACGGCTCAAGACGAAAACGGCTACCGGCCCACTTGCCTTTGGTATGCTTCAGGCATTCGATGAAGTGGATGGCACGAATCGCTTCTCTGCGATCAAAAAACCAACCTCTGTCGAGAGCCATATCCAGGTCGCGGTAATATCGACCGACAGCCAAACGAACATACTCACACGCCAGAATCTCTCCTGAACGTACCCTCCGGGCGTACTCCTCGGCCAGATGTAGTTTCTGCTTCTCTTTACTCATCTCCTGTCACTGTTATCTCTTCAAATTCCGCAAAGTCATTCTTGGGGGTGTTGTTCGCGAGAAGTGCTGCGACACGATTACGACTCGATGGAGTCATTCCGAACTCCGCAGCAAGCGACCGTGCAGCCGCCAATGCACCCTCGGCAGCCTTGCGCTTGGGGTTGATGATGGTTGCCGAGCCGTTCTTGGTCTCTACCTCGACGGTTGCACCCTCGCGCTCGACATCGCGCATCAAGTCGTGATACAACGCCATCTCGCGGGCATACGCCACAACCAGATCCACACCTGTAACATCCAGCAGGCCTTTGTGGATAAGCTCCGTGGCAACAACGGCAAATATCTTCTTCGCTGTGCCCTTTAACCCTGTACGTGGCAGAGCCACAACCGCAGTGGTCGGTGGAATCGCCACGCTGTTACTCATCCGGCATGGCTGGTCTGTTCCCCGCAGGGTTTTCAAGGAATCGGGTATTTTCTTGCGTCCTTTCATAGTTTTCAGGTTTTATCGATCTTAATCCCACTTCGTGGGCTTTCAATTACTCTCGTTCGACAGAGTCTGAGTAAGTTCTTTTTGTATTCGCTTACTCTCAATTTTGCACGCGCGTCTTCTCGACTTGGGGCGCGATTGGGTTTGGCAGGGTGTGAAGGAATATGACCCCCTATCCCCATACACGATGTGTAGTTAATTGCACCATTTCCGCGATGCTTTATCAAAGAGTTACGGCGATTTTGGTGGGTCATTCCCAAAATTCAAACACTTTGTCATTCAAATCCTTAACACTGCAATTAATCACACCTTCATTAAACTGGTTATCAACTCTTTAATGTTTCCGGGATTTTGGTTACCATTGCTTCGATTATCCGGCTGGGGTTCTGATCCAGCAGACGACGTTTCTGCGCCATATCGATATAGATGCGTGTAGTTGCCGAGGAGGTATGTCCGAGCAGATCCCTGATAAGCTCGATATCCATGCCGCTCTCAACGAGCAGGCTTCCGCAAGTATGACGAAGCGAATGGGCCGTTATCTTCGGATCATTAATGCCAATGGCTCGCAAACGTTGCTTTACCAGGTGCGAGATGGACTGCGTAGTAAGACGTGTTGAACTCCGACCTTTGCAGTGATTGACAATCAAAGCATCTCCCCATCGAAAATCCCGTTCGGCAAGATACTCCTCATAGAGTGTTGCGGTGAATTCGGGGAGTGCCACCACATCATGTTTGTCAAGGTGACCTTTGCGCTGTATGCGAAGCAATGTGCGATCTCCGTCACGTGCAACGTCTTCAATATTGATCCGGCACACCTCGCACGACCGCAAGCCATTCAGGAGCATCAGTGCGACGATGAGTTTGTCGCGCTTGCCCACGATACTCTCCGTGGAGATGCTCTTCAGGAGTTGTTGCGCCTGAAATGCCGAGAGCGGGTACTTGTAGTGTTCGCGCGAACGGATGCTTGAACGAATGCCCTCTCCGATATCTTCGCAATAATGCCGCTTGGCACAGTAGCGATAGAAGAGCCGCACAACTGTGATGTAGCTGAAATACGTGTAACGGCTCTTGCCCTCATAAAGCAACTGTTGCCTGAAAGCGAGGATATCATCACGTCTCGGCTTCCGGGGATCCTTACCCTGTGCAACAAGCCACCGGAACCACAGCCGTATTTTACGGCGATAGTCGGTCTGCGTTGAAGGAAGACCATCGAGCGAGGCGATCCACTCTTCGATGATTTGATTTAACGATAGCGTTGTTCTCATCTTCTTTGCCTGATGTAAAAATGGGAGGAATGCAGATGCCACATGCCATTAAGGACTGATTGCAAACCACCATCCGCACTCCTCCGGAAAGATTTACTTCATAGGCGATACAATTTAATGGTTAATAACTATTTATCCCGTGCCGATTTACGGCTGTGACATCTGTTGCATAACGATTGCAGATTCTCAATATCCAGCGGAGCACCGCCCTTATTGATCGGAATGATGTGGTCGACCATCTGTGCCGGGGTGTGACGTCCCTGACGCAGACACTCCTCGCAAAGCGGGTGTTTCTGCAACTGCACAAGACGTAGCTTCCGCCATGCTACAGATTGATAGAAGGACGTATTGTGATGGCGATATCCCTCATAAGGCTTTCGCAGGGGAAGCCACGGCCGTGATGTGTTTCGTTTCAAACGTGGCATCAGCGTATTATATCGTGGTTAACAGGTAATGACGGATCTTCCGTGCGGAAGCCTTTCACCCGCAGAATTCCAGCTTCGGGGAAACGCTCTCGCAATGCCTCTGCCGAAAAATCGAAATAGGCAAAGTCGTCCGTAAAAGCGAACTGCTCATAATCCAGAAGGTTACGGCGCAGGGCAAGTAGATCGTAGTCATCCCATAACAGGATCTCGCCATTGTGTGTGGCATATTTGCGCTTGCCATTGGTCAAGCAGAAGATTACTCGATACTCTTTCATACCAGGCGTTGTTTATAGTCCTTCAGTTCGATGAACAGTTGCAACTCCAGGCGAACAATACTTGCCGCAGGATAGCGTCCGCTCTTTCGTCCGCGCACATACTTGCGGTGCAGACGTTGCAGAAAAATCTCGGCATCGCGCCTGTCAATCTGCTCCGCGATAAGTTCATAGCCCAATGGAGTATCCGTGGATGGCGGAATGATGGTCTGGAATCGGCTCTGCGCATAATTGTAGCAGAGGGACACGATTTGGATGGGTATCTCATTCATAACAGACTGATCATTTACGCAGGCTCTCGCCGCTGAAATGGACACTTCGACACAGATGCGCCAGGCGATCCATCGTGCGCTCGCCATAGCGGTTGTAAATCTGTTCTTCACAGAGGTTCGTAGTGATAAAGACCGGACGATGATAGCGCTCGGCCGCATTAAGCACCAGATTGAAACCCTCATATCGTTCGCCATAATCATTGAGCATCGGCTCGACACCCAACTCATCGATAGCCGGAAACGATGAATGCAACAACCGATCAATGTAAAGCCACGGCCGGTGGCTGCGAAACGTTTGCTGATCGGGAATCTCCCTGCCCATATCCTGCGCATGGACGGGCTGCAATACGCGGTTCTTCATACGGAACAGTACCGGGAGAACCCCGTTCAGAATTACGCTCTTGCCACGTCCACAATCGCCCATCAGAAGCAGGCCTTTATCCTGCGTAGAGATCATCCACGCAATAATATCTTCATATTCGGGCAAATGGTGATATTGCTCGAAAGTGGAGTCCACGGAGCGGAAAATTGCCTGAAAAAGTTGATTGCAGGTCGCCCTGTTTCCCCAGGACCACGACCATATTTCGCGATGATCGAGCACGCCCTCGCGGGTCATCTGCGAAATCAGTTGAGAAATGTTGTTTGCCATAATATCTATCGATTGGTTTCAGTATCCGTTTTGCCTGCATCTCGCAGTTTGTCGATGTAATGTTGTCGCCGTTGCTCATCCTTGCTCTGCATAATCTGCCCGATACGTTGTCCATATTGTCGGCCGCATTGTTGTGTCGTATGATGCAACGAGAACAATCCGGCCCAGTTATTCGCCATACTTTGATCGACAATGGCAGACGCAAGAACGGCATCATCCTCCGAGAGCCGACGAAGCAGGGAGAGGCATTTTTTTGCGCCCATCTCACTGCGATAGCTCTCATGCCGCAGTCGCTTGTATTCAAACCAGGTCGCCAGCACCGCACGCCACGGCTCATCAAGAGAATCCAGAAACTGCCCCTGATTGAATCGTTGGACTTCTCTCTTTTTGGCGCAACTTTTTCTCTCTTGCGACGTAGCCGTCAGCTTTTCTTTTTTCTTGATTTTTTCTTTTATAATATCTCTGTTTAGTTTATATATGTGTTCATTTTGAAACGCAGTCTGCAACACAAAATCCCCATTTGTTCCCTGCTGTGTTTCACATTGTATTGCAAACTGTGTTGCAGATTGTGTTGCAGAGTCCGTTTCAATTTGAAATACAGGAGGACTCTCCAATGCAATGAGCCGATAGGTACAGCAAGTATTGCCCCCGTGAGACCGAAAGGCTATACGCCCCATTTTGCGCAACCGCTCCCTCTCACGGTAGATTGTGGTACGAGACAATCCGGTGCGAAGTTCCAATAGAGAATAGGGAACTTTTATGGCCGGACGCCAGCCACTTCGATTGGAGATGGACATCAGAGCATGCCACAACGAAATGGCCGAGGCTGGAAGCGGATTGGCCTCCAACCAATCGTAGAAGAGTTTTATTTCCGTCAGATAGTTCATCGCTTCAACCGGTTATACTGGCGCAGTATACGGTCGAATTCTGTGGCATTATCACCCGTCACGGATTCCACGGAAGATTCACCCGGCTCCAGGGCGTATCCCATATGTCGCATGATATCGCGCTTGCTGATACGAATGCCGTTATTACACCTCTTGCGCTCGATGTTGTACTTGATACAGTCCCTATCAAGTTGCCGAAGGCCCTTGCCCAACATATCGGCGGCCTCCTGCCGCGTGATGTAGACATCACAGGTAGAAGAACCGTCCAGACAACGGAGTTCATTCAGGCTACTTTGCAACGACAGTAACTCCGTCTGAATCTTATTGAGGATATCAATATACTTCATAGCATCGCTGTTTTATTCCCGGAACAAAATTCCAAACAATAAAAACAGAAAGTGCAGGGAGTCCAGGCTGAACTCCCTGCAATAAAGTTCTCACACCGCTGTAAATCAGCAACTAAATTTTAAGACTTCCAGTCAGGCAGGTCACAAGGTGCGAGATAAAGGCCGCAGGATTACGTTTGATGTTGAGAATAGTATCCCGCTCGTTATAAGCACTCGATTCTGAGATGGAAAGATGCAGTCTCTCGGCTACAGATGATACTACGCGGGCATAGGCCGCAGGTTTGCCTCGATCATCAACAATAGCCTCTGCACGGCACAATGCCGTGAGAAGTTCAAGCAGGTCGCGTTTGGTAAATTTATCAAGATTCCAGTGAAAAGGAGAATTTTCACCGGGCAGGACAGGGGTGAAGAGTTCCGGGAAGGTGAGTCGCTTCTCGTTCTGGTCTATCAGAGTGGTGATGTTGGTGCGGCAACGATGGATCAATGAACGCAACGTTTCATTTTTTTTTGCGCAGGGCCAAAGAGAGCTGTGTGTGCAGATCGTGCAACTGGAAATCAATCTCCAGGTAGCCGACCCCACTTGTGGTAAACTCCCGCAACAAAGTCTGAAATGTAACGAAAGCACCATGTAGTTCCGAATGATTCATTTTCTGCGAGTCTTCGCTCAAAACCGCTTGCATAAAGCGGCAATCATGTAATTCTTGCATAGGTTGTGGGTTATAAATAAAGCCTATTCTGACGGGTGCAGGATAGGCTAACAATAGCTACTTGATATCTATTGTATCAAAATTGCTGCGACCGCAATATCGTTATGTTCATTACATTTAAAGATAAAGATAATAAATTCATCAAAATATTCCCGTCTTTTTGTAATTACTTGCTATTTTTGTAAATTAAATGTTCCTTTATTATTTGAGACTGTATTAGTGTAAAAAATGATGACTTTAATCTCAGAAGATATTACATCGTCAGCAAAAATTATCCATGGAGATTGTTTAGAAGCGATGAGCTTAATACCGGATAATAGCATTGATTTGATTATTACTGACCCTCCATATAATCTTGGTAAATTTATGAAAGGCCGAGGAACAAATATGGGTAAAATGAGGAATAATCATTTTGCATATTCGGGATGGGATGATTTGGATTTTGAGAATTGGTGTATGCAAATGGATGTTTTCCTAAAAGAATGCCATCGTATTCTTAAAAAAAAAGGCAATTTATTAATATTTATGTCTATAATAAAAGTAGAGACTATTATAAATATTGCCAACCAATATAAATTGTATTATAAAACTGTCGGGATTTGGCATAAAACAAATCCATTACCCCGGAATATGAATTTACAATTCGTAAATTCGACGGAAGCTTGGCTACACTTTGTTAATGACGCAACAACAGGCACATTTAACAATAGAGGAAAGGTTGTGCATGATTTTGTTGAATCTGCGACCATAAATAACTCTGAGCGTAAATTTGGCAAGCATCCTACCCAGAAACCACTTCAAGTTATGTGTCATTTCATCGATCTATTGTCAAATGAAGACGATGTCGTTCTGGATCCATTTATGGGTAGTGGAAGCGCTGGTGTAGGATGCAAACTGCTAAAACGCAAGTTCGTTGGAATTGAACTTTCTGAGGAATATTATAATATTGCAAAGAATAGAATTATTGCAGGAAAATGATAGTAGCTGATTTATTTGCAGGAGTTGGTGGACTCTCACAGGGCTTTATTAAAGCAGGCTGTAAGGTTGCTTTTGCAGTAGAATTTGATCCGGAGATCGCAGAATCATATAAAAAGAACCATCCAACGACAGAGGTATTTGCTGAAGATATCACACAATTAAACATTTCAAAAATAAAAGAACGTCACCCCCAAATAGACATAATTATGGGAGGTCCTCCATGTCAAGGGTTCTCTCAGAAAGGCAAACGTTTAAGTCTTAACGACCCGCGCAATTTCTTGTTTAAGCAATTTGTTCGGTTTGTTGCGGAATTTAAACCTAAATATTTTGTTTTAGAAAATGTTCCAAATATCATTACTACATCTAATGGATATTTTAAAGATCAAATAATATCCGAGTTTAACAAATTGGGATACGAAGTATGTTGTGGCGTATTACATGCTGCTGATTTTGGCGTACCACAAGATCGTCGTCGAGCTGTATTTATAGGACAACTTGGATCGTTAGAAATCGGCCTTCCCGTCCCATTAGGTAAAAAAACGACAATTAAAGATGCAATATATGATTTACCGTTTATTGAATCAGGTGAAGGAGCCGAGACCTCTGTCTATGACAAGCGACCCTTTTCAAACTTTCAACGAGAACTTCGCGGTAAAGAAATAGTCTTACACAATCATGTTGCGACAAAACACTCTCTCGCCGCGATTGAAAAACTAAAATTGATACCCAAAGGGAAAGGCAAGGAGGTACTTCCTAGCGAATTGTTAACAAAATCAATTTATAGTGGGACATGGTCGCGATTACTTGAAGATGGAATTGCTCCAACTATAACAACCAGATTTGACACACCTTCCTCTGGGCGTTTTACACACCCTTTTTTACATCGCTGTTTGACAGTAAGAGAGGCTGCACGTATACAAACCTTCCCAGACTCATTTATCTTCTATGGCTCGCGAAGTAGTCAAATGAAACAGGTTGGTAATGCTGTACCGCCTATGTTGGCCTATGAGATCGCAAAAGTTATAGTACAAAACGAAAATAAATAATTCTTATGCAAGTCTCACCACAATCGCTTATAGAGCGACATGATTTAAATCTACGACAAGGTATTAAATCATCATTAAGTTCAATTAGATCCATTGTTGCATTGCTCTATGTCTTATATGTAGCTAACAATCGAATTGCAAAAATTCAATATTCTGAGGAATATGATGATCATGGAATAAAGAAAATAAGACTGAATTCTGCATTAGAAAGAAATATTCAACAATTCCTTTCAACTGATATTTCTCAATTTCAGCTGAACGACAATCCATTGTTTAAGGCGCAAATGGAAGCTTTACAAGTTGGAATCGAATTATTTCTTAGATTAGGCAAGGTGGAGTTTGCTGATCCGGCAATGGTAAATGCCGCCGAAAGGACTGGAGGTAATCGGTTTAAGAAAATAATAGACTTTGGAACAAATATTAAAATTATAGACTTATATCTTTCAACCTTTGAAAATAAGTCTGTAATTGAGTTCTTATGTAGCTGGTTAAAAAATGAAGATTCCGCATTGTCTATTGATGCTGGAATGAAGCAAATGTTAACAATATTCTCGGAAGAGACTCAATTTAAACTTCGTACTCCTGTAGCAGAAATTAAATTTCAACAAGAGGGTATTTATAAGATTCTTGAACAGGGGAATACTGTTATCAGTCGTGATGCCCATGAAAGTGTGGGACCTTTTCGTATCTTTAAGTCTTATGTTGGGGACAACTTACATCCATATATTAAAGATGGTGCCAATGGATTTGAAGCCATCAACTTGGACCCTGAGACAAAAGAGTATTTTAAATTAGTGTCAAATAGTTTAGATTTAATCCCAAAGCGTACAACTATTTATTCTATAGATACACAGAATGCCATAAAGAAAGATTCCAATCAAGAATGGCAGAAGATAATTTATGGTTGCCCTGGAACAGGTAAATCATATAAAATTGAGACGGAATACACCCTTGGAATTAGTGAAGATCTAATCTTTAGGACGACATTTCATCCAGATAGTGATTACGCGTCATTTGTTGGATGCTATAAACCCATCAATATAGAAGGAAATATATCATATCAATTCATCCCCCAAATTTTTACCGATGCGTACATTGCAGCATGGAATAATCCAGAAAAAAAGGTATATCTCATCATTGAAGAAATCAACAGAGGAAATTGCGCACAAATTTTTGGCGATTTATTCCAATTATTAGATAGAAACGATGACGGAACTTCCACATATAAAATAAAGGCAGACAAAGATCTAAGAACATATTTAGAGCAAGAATTGCCCGATTCAATGGGAATTCATAAGGGGAAACTAAGTTTACCCAAAAACCTATTTATTCTTGCGACAATGAATACCTCGGATCAATCACTTTTCCCCCTGGATAGTGCTTTCAAAAGAAGGTGGGCATGGGAACATGTGCCAATTGACTATAGTGAAGATATAGCTTCGGGGAAATTTACAATCGAGATAGGCAATAATAAGTATCGCTGGATCGATTTCTTGAAAAAAATCAATGACAAAATACGCGATACCACTTTATCCGAAGATAAACAGATGGGTAACTTCTTTATCAAGAAAGATATTAAACAAGCAGAGTTCGTAAATAAGGTTATGTTTTATCTTTGGAGCGAGGTCTGCAAAGATGAATATCAAACACAAAAAAACTTCTTTAGAACTTCAGCAGAAAAAGAATTCATGTTTAGCGATCTTTTCACGACAGATGCTACACAATTATTGATTGAATTCATGGCACAGACCGACGTAAAGCCAATCACAATAGATGAACAGCCCAAAGAATAATGTTAATATATTTTGAGGAATACATTTACCCGATAACAACCATTCAAGATGCTGTTGATAAGCATTTGTACAGCACACTGAATAATGGCTCTTCAGCTAAATTTCAGTGTGTAGGATACTATTTCTCTGCGAAAATTAAAGATCCTATTTTTATCCTGCCGAAAGTTTTTCTTATTGATGGTGCAAAGCCTTTTGGATTAGATTGTCGTCCCGAGGAGGTAATTACCATAAACGACAAAAAGAATCCGCTTAGGATAAATGGATATAATGCATTTATTTACGAGTTATCTGTATGGATCTATCGAGCAATAGATACATTCTTAAATAGAAAAAACGATTCCAGTATAATCGATTTAGCAGAGATTCAACACACAAAATCTGCCACAGGCGAAAATTCTCAAACTTTCTTGGAAATTATTCTCCAATTACTCAAATTCCATAAAGAACATAGATACCTTTTTACGTACATCGCGATTATTAACTCAAGCGGTAATAACAAGATACATTGGGCTAAAACAATAAGCAAGATTCGCCCAATTATTCGAAATAACGTCCCTTATTACATTGAATTTAAGAATAAAAATAAGACAATAAACTTAGATGAAGAATTAGTTGTGCTATTTTATTCTGTATTAGAATATTTGAACACCAAATATACATTTCGAGTTAAAAGTGATGTAAATTATCCAACTCTTCCATCGAGGAAGATTGAATCAATGCTTGCTACCGGTAAAGGAACCAGACTACTAAAAAAAATACGAAAAAAGTATTTTACAGATGAATTAGTTGCTCTTTGGACTTTACTATACACCTTCTTTGAGAAAGCCGAAATGATTGAAAGTAATCGGTATCACGAAGAAATGTTATTAGCGAGGAAATTCAATCTCATCTTCGAGGATATGATTGATGTATTGATAGGCGATAGTAATATACCTATTGGTCTAAAAAAACAAAAAGATGGAAAGATTGTCGATCACATATATCGGGACAGAGCTTTAATAGGAAATAGTGATGTATACTTCGTTGGTGATAGCAAATATTATCAAGAAGGACACGATGTAGGCACGAATTCCGTGTACAAGCAATTTACCTACGCAAAAAACATCATCCAATATGCTCTTGACAATCCTATGGAAGGATTAAAATATCGCGACAATATAACAGAGGGCTATACTATAACTCCCAACTTTTTTATTCGCGGATATTTTAATCCTGAAAATAAATCATTTACTGATTGCTTGTTTACTCCAAGTTCCGAAAGAACGGGAAGACCTGATGTAAAAGTATGTAAACATTTCGACAATAGGTTATTCGACAGAGACACCCTATGGTTAAAAGAATACAATATAAATTTCCTATTCGTAATGTCTGCATATGTTTTACAAAATGAGAACAAAGAGATTAAAGCTCATATTAGATCTCATTTTAGAACTGATTTGGTAGCAACTCTTAATGATAAATATAATTTCTACAAGGTTTATCCACACGGAGATATCAAAATATTTATTGATAAATATTTCCGACAATACATTGGTAAAATGTATATGGATGATGAACAGGCTTCCTTTGTTTGGCTTGCAATTGAAAAGGCAACAAAGACAACCTTAATTGACGAGATCAAAAATGAAGCTTCTATTGTATCCGTAACAATCGAAACATAATATTAAACTCCCGAGGAACTATGTCGCAGGATAGATATACTAAGTCTACATCACTTGTAACCTCAGATATTATGGTTAATTATATTATTGACCAGAAAGAAACAACACGTAAAGTATTGAGGGCAACAGTCGTTGATAATCCTAAAGACAAGGATGCTTGCATTAGTTGTGTTATTTTTCATCAACGCAAAGGCAAAAATGACACATGGGAGGATGTTGAATCTATCAATCTGCACACATTAAAAGCAGGCGAAGGGGTTAAACTAAGATTAGGATGTAGTGAGACCAAAGCTTTATTTGATCATTTATCTGAGGCTTTTCAAATTGGGGCTCAGGGAGTACAAAGAGGGCATCAGAAGTTTGTTGTCGCTTCAGATCAAGATGTAGTTATTCGTGCAGGTTTGGAGTCAAAATACATACTTAAACTAATTGAGCAGGGACTAAGTGAGGATATATGGAGACAATTAGTAGAATCTGATCCAGATCTTGCGACCAAGTTATCAATGGCTCGAATTCAAACCAATAGGATTGAATCGCTTCGCGAGTTTGAGGAGTCGATTACTCAAGAAAAATTAGAAAATTATTGGCAGGCATTTTTGTCCAAGAATGATTGGATATTTGGATACGGATTGAGCTATAATTTTACCACAAAGGAGGATGAGCAAGTGTATGTTGGTGGTAAGAATGTCAATAATAAAGGAGGACAAGTCTGTGACTTTATGGCAGCATCTGATGGAGAGGCACGTTTTACGGCTCTTGTGGAAATCAAAAGACCTAGCACCCATTTATTGGAAAAAGAAGATCGGAATGGCTGCTATCCAATATCAAAAGAGCTTGCAATGGCTGTTTCTCAGATACAAGTCTATTGTCAATCTTGGGGAACTTGTAGCTCGGGAGAAATGTACGATTATGAGATAGAGCACGGTGTGCTTCGGGTGCAGCCCAAAGGTATTGTTGTTATAGGAAATAGCTCGGAATTCAAATCTCGAAAACAGAAACAAGCGTTTGAATTATTTAGACGAAATCTGCATAATCCTGAAATAATAACCTATGACGAACTACTTGCTCGAGCTAAGTTTATCACACAAGATCATCCATCCAACCAGTCTCAACCTTCAATAGAGTATGATCCTGATATAGATGATTTACCCTTTTGAGAGATCTGAATGATTCTCAATTATATGCAATGAAGAATATTATTCCGTATGGAATAGATGCTTATAGGATTTTAACAAAGAGCGAAGAGAAGAATAGTACCATTTCGCTAACTCTTGGACCATAAAAAACGGGAGCCCTTTCAAGGCTCCCTCCATCTTTTTTATAGTGCAGATATCGAGACCTGCCGATACGGGCACTTTAGATGGTACAAAGATAATAAACTATTTGTCGTTTTGCAAATATTTTGCCAATTATTTTTTTATAAACCCTGTGCACAATTCTATAATATCCTTAGCGGCTTGACTTCTTTCTTGATTCAAAAGATTATCAATCGCTTTCATAAGATCAACTCGCCTATTTTCCGATATTATTCCAATAATATAGGATATAACGCTTACTATACCACTGATGTTATGACGACGATCTCCTGCAATAGGAACCTGCATACTGCTTCTGATAGCTTTAGCAAGTTTGATGTTGTAGATACAACTGCCATGGGCGCAGGAGTTTCTAATCACTCGTATGGTCTCAAGATAATTAATAAACACGCCTAAACCACAATTATAATGCTGGGCAATACGTTTTTTAAGTTCAGGATCCTTCAGATTATTAAATAATGAACAGATATTACCCAAGGTCATAAACTCCAATGTTTTCCATGCGGGTGCAAATCGATCATTTATATATTTGTTGTGATGGCGTTTTATTACAGGATTTTCGCGAATAGTTTTATAAACTTTTTCTTCAAATTCCGTAATATACTTTGACCTCATAACATTTGAATCGACAAACCAGGTGGGAGATTCCTTATAATGATTAGAAACCTCATAAGTAATATATGTGCGCAGATTTACTTCAATTCTATTAAGGTAGTAGGTCAAAATTTTTCTCAAATCATAATCGAAATAATATAAATACACTACATCTGTAAAAGATGTATTGGGCTTATATTCGTGAGATCGATGTGTTAACGAAGGGAAACTTTTTTCAAAAGGGAAAGCATAAAACCCCAAACGATAGAACCCAATATCCATCAATATCTCTCCAGCTTTCTTTTCATCGGGGATAGACATGCCTCGGCTTTTCAGTAGTTCGATCTGCTCCAATATCGTAGTAGCTTTCTTTGCCATAATCATCCAAATAATTTTTACAAAGATAAGAAAATAAAATACATAGTATAATGACTCAAACACAATAAAAAGAGACCTAACAACTTGAATTATCCAAATTAAGTACCGACCTTAGCTAGCGAGTATTTGTTCTTTGACAGTCAAATCGGTATGCCCAAGCAAGTCGTAACCGCTGCAAGTATGTATATGAGTAGAGCGGGTTACAACGGCAAAAATAGCGGAGCAAACACCCCTAAAGAAGCCTTTATATAAAGGATTTATAGAGGACGATGACTACACCTGTGACGGAGAGTAGTCATCACCGTTGTCACCGATGTGTAACCTCGCTCGCGAGTTGCTCATACAAATTACTAATAATCAAACAATAGCAGATTGCAACTCCGTAACCTCTCTCTCCGCAAAGGGGGTTTGACAAAAAACCCATGATCCCTGTAAGTAGCTCACTTACAGGGATTTTTGTTTTTCGGGGTCGGACAAATACAACCCCTTGCGGAAGCCCTTCGGCAGGCAATTCGGTGGCATGACCATCCGCCCCGGATTCTGCCACCGCAGAAAGGTTCTTATTCGCTGATTCTCTGCATTTTGCATACTCCAAATTTGCACACGGTGGCGTAAATTTACAACCCGTTAACACATGGAGTATATGAATCGACAAAAAAGTACTTTTCGGATCTCGTTCTACGTGCGTCGGACGAGGCCCAACAAGCACGGGGAGGTCCCCGTGTGCGTCCGCATCACGGTCAACGGCCAGCGCGCCGACACCACCATCCGCAAGAGCATCCTCCCCGATCAGTGGGACGCCATCCGCGGCCAGGCATCGCCCCGCACCACGCTCGGCAAGGCCATCAACCTCTACATCGACACCGTGCGGGCCCGCATCATCCGCATCCACCGCGACCTGGAGATGGACGAGCAGCCCTTCACGGCCCAGCAGGTGCTGGACCTCTACCTCGGCCGCAAGACCTCGAACCGCCACACGCTCTTCGAGCTCTTCCGCGAGCACAACGACAAATGCCACCAGCTGGTGGGCATCGATCTGGCCGCTGCCACCGCCGAGCGCTACGAGACCTGCATGAAACTCACGCAGGAGTTCATGCGCCACACCTACCACCGCGACGACCTCTATCTGGACGAGGTCGACCGCTGTTTCGTCGAGGAGTTCGAGTTCTACCTGAAGACCCACCGCGGCTGCTGCCACAACACGGCGACGAAGTACCTCAAGAACTTCAAGAAGATCACCCGCATTGCGCTGGCCCGCGAGTGGATGCAGCGCGACCCCTTCGCCGAGATCCGCTTCTCGCTGCAGCCCGTCAAGCGCGAGATGCCCGAAAAGGCGGAGATCGAGCGGCTGATGCACAAGGAGATCGACATCCCGCGGCTGGCCCAGACGCGCGACCTCTTCATCTTCTGCTGCTTCACGGGGCTCGCCTTCTCGGACATCAAGCAGCTCGCACCCGAGCACATCGTCACCGACATGCAGGGCCACCGCTGGATTCGCAAGCCGCGCCAGAAGACCGGCAACATGTGCAATATCCCGCTGCTGGAGATCCCCGCGCGGATTCTGCAGCGCTACCGCACGGATCCCGAGTGCGTGGCGCACAACGTGCTGCTGCCCGTGTCGAGCAACCAGAAGATGAACGCCTACCTGAAGGAGCTGGCCGATATCTGCGGCATCCGCAAACAGCTGACGACCCATTGCGCAAGGCACTTCTTCGCCACCTACACGCTGGCCAACGGCGTCTCGATCGAGAGCGTCGCCAAGATGCTCGGACACTCCGACACGAAGATGACGCGCCACTACGCCAAGGTGCTCGACCAGACCATTCTGCGCGAGATGAACGCCCTGCCCACCGACCTGTAATGCCGACGGCGATGGAGAGCGTTTTCACGGGGTCGATTACGATCGACGGGGAGCGGGTCACGGTCCGCCGCACGGCCGGGGGCGAGGTGTGGCTCACGCAGTCGGAAATAGCCCGGTTGTTCGGGGTCTTCGAGGCGGCCGTTCGGGCCAATATCCGGGCGATCTACCGCTCGGAGGCGCTGCGCAGGGGCCGCACGCTGCGGATCGTTCACGGCGTGGAGTTGTACAGTCTGGAGATGATCGCGGCGCTGGCCTTCCGGCTGCGGAGCCTCGAAAGCGAGGCCTTCCGCCGCTGGCTGCTCCGCCCCGCCGGGCCCGAGATCCGGCTCGTGGCAATCGCCGGCGAGAAGCCGGTCTGCTGACCGGTGGTGCCACGGCGGAGGGTCCGGAATCCGGAACCGGCGCCCCTCCCGAGGGGTCTCTATGCATACCAGCGGACGCTGTCTCCCGTTGCGGAGGCGGCGTCCGTTTTGTTTGGCCGGGCATCCGGCCGGGATGTTCGCACCGAGGATCGGAGCCCGCTCCCTTGCGTCGGGATCAAGCGGGTTTTCCCGCGCCGGAGGCGGTCGGCGGCGCATCTTGAAATGTGCTCAAACGACAAAAATGTGCCCAAACAACAATTACAGAAAATGCCCATTCGACAAAAATGTGCGATTCTGACAAATTCCGCACATCGGGGCGTTCGGAGCCTCGGATTTCTCGATTTTTTCACCTACCTTTAGTCTGTCCATGCACCTTCGGACGCACTGCCTCGGACAAAAATTTCCAACACCCCATATACCACACAGGAGCAGAAACCATTTCCAACCGGTCTGTCTGGAGCCCGGCAATGGCAATGAGCCGCCCATACCGAAGACAAAAAACGCACATACAAACTCAATAGAATAAGTATACCT